TCACAACAACTACAACGCCAAAGAGTAAGAACCGCAACATTCGGATGATGAAACTAATTGAACTTATACTTGATGAATCAATGCTGCTAACTGGCATTGATGCAATCTCCCTTGTAGAATACCCTGCTATTGAGGAGGACTTCATTGCGCTCAACTCACAACGGGTTGAGTTCGCTACGCAGAGCGATGAGAAGCGCATCCTTATGGGAGCAGCACTCGTACCCAACAAGCCCATCTACCGAGCCGAAGGGCAAGAGGAGTTCTACGTTTACTTCAGCGAAGCCACCATCCGCAAAGCAAGCGAGATGTTCTTTCAGAAGTCCAAGCAGAACAACGCTACGCTTGAACACGAGGTAGGCATCAACGGCCTCACGGTTGTAGAGTCTTGGATTATTGAAGACGAAGTCCACGACAAGAGCAAGAAGTACGGCTTTGATTTGCCTGTTGGAACGTGGATGGTATCTATGAAAGTCAACAACCCAGAGATTTGGACAAACTTTGTCAAGACGGGGAAGGTCAAAGGCTTCTCTATTGAGGGCTACTTTGTGGACAAGCTAAACCTTGCCAAGCAAGAGATGGCGCATCTTGAGGAGCAGGAAGCAGCATTGATGCTTGCGCAGATTGTTGCAATCATAAAAAGAGATGGTCGTAAGAAGTCGGGAACACGTACCGAGATGGAGTCGTTCTCTGACTACCCCGATGCGGTACGCAACAACGCCAAGCGTGGCATTGAACTAAACGAGAAGAACGGCAACAAGTGTGCAACGCCTGTCGGTAAGGTAAGGGCGCAGCAACTCGCACAGGGCAAGCCTGTAAGCGTGGAGACCATTACACGGATGTACTCGTACTTATCGCGAGCCGAAGAATACTACGATGAGAACGACACGCAAGCCTGCGGCACAATATCGTTCCTTCTATGGGGCGGTCTTGCAGGTAAGCGTTGGGCAGAATCTAAACTAAAAGAACTTAACAATGTATAGACCACAAAAACTCCCCGTTGCTTCACCGAGAGGTGGCAGGCGTGGATGCTTATGCAAAGACAACACCTACAAGTCCACCTGCTGCGATGGCTCATTGCAAGCGCAAGGGATAGGCTCGTTAGTAGGTCAAGGCACAAGCGTTGTCATACTTGGCGAGGAGTGGCAGACCATCAACACGCTATGGGAGTCCACAAATACTCTATGGCAAGACCTCTAAAAATGTTACAAATAATCAAAACCCCTTTAATTAGTTAGATATGAAAGCGAATAATATACTTAACCGCATCCTTGCTGAACTGTCCTCCATCCGTGAGGTTAAGTTCGAGCAAATGACACTTGAGAACGGAGCCGTTCTTGAGGCAGAATCATTTGAAGCAGGTAACGAAGTCTTTGTCGTAAGTGGCGATGACCGAGTTGCTGCTCCAGTTGGCGAACACCTCCTTGAAGATGGTCGTGTACTCGTTATCACCGAAGAAGGCGTAATCGCTGAAATCAAAGAAGCCACCGCTGAAGCAGAGGTAGAAGTTGAGGTTGAGGCCGAAGCAGCTACCGAACTTGCTGATATGCCAATGGCAGAAGAAGCCCCTGCGGTTGTTGCAATCATTGAGAGAGTTCTCGAAGAAATTGCAATGATGCGCGAGGAGATGAAAGGAATGCGTGAGGAGATGGGCGGTTACGCCAACAAGGAGGAGATGGCTGCGGTTAAAGCAGAACTATCTGCCGCACCTGCTGCGAAAGCCATCAAGCACAACCCCGAAACAAAGCAAGTCCAAAAGATGAGTACCAATCGCCCACAAAAAACGATTGACCGAGTCCTTGCACGAATCAATAAATAATAAATAAAAATGCCCACAACTACTTCAATCACTACAAACTACGCAGGTATTTTTGCGCAGAAGTATATCTCTGCTGCGCTTCTTTCTGCTAACACTTTGGACAAAGGACTCATTGAGATTCTTCCAAACGTAAACTACAAAACCACCCTTCAGAAGGTGAACACAAACGACATCGTAAAAGATGCAACTTGTGATTTTGATGCAACTTCTACCTTGACTTTGACCGACCGCGTACTTGCCGTTGAGCCTTTTCAGGTAAACTTGCAGCTTTGCAAGAAAGACTACTACTCATCTTGGATTGGTGGTCAGATGGGAGTCTCCGCTTACGATAGCATTCCTGCTTCTTTCGCTGACTTCCTTATCGCTCACGTTGCTTCAAAGACTGCCCAAAAGATTGAGCAGAACATTTGGAACGGCAACGCTGCAAGTGCAGGTGAGTTCTCTGGATTCCTTTCTTTGATGACTGCTGACTCTGACGTTATTGACGTAACCGCTACCACCGTGACTGCTGCAAACGTAATCACAGAGCTTGGTAAAGTTGTAGACGCTATCCCTTCTGCCCTTTACGGCAAGGAGGACTTGACTATCTATGTCCCACAGAACGTAGCAAAGGCTTATGTCCGCGCTCTTGGTGGATTTGGAACTTCTGGTCTGGGTGCAAATGGTCTCGACAACAAAGGCACAATGTGGTACGGCAACGGAGACTTGTACTTTGATGGCATCCGCGTTGCTATGGCAAACGGTCTTCCTTCTAACAAGATGGTTGCTGCTGAAGCTTCAAACCTATTCTTCGGAACAGGCTTGGCTGATGAGCGTAACGAAGTTCGTGTACTTGATATGGCTGACCTTGACGGAAGTGCCAATATTCGCGTAATCCTTCGCTTCTTCGCAGGAGTTCAGTACGGAATCGGAGCTGACGTAGTCCTTTACTCTTAATCCGAGTTAATGTAAATCAAGAGGGGGCTTGGGCTATGTCCTCGCCCTCTTTTTTAATTCTAATAAAACAAAGAAACAATGGCTTGTGATTTAACAAAAGGCAGGGCGGTACCCTGTAAAGACGTAGTAGGTGGCATCCGTGCCGTGTACTTTGTAGATTATGGTGACTTGGGTACAATTACCCTCACCAACGATGAGGTGACCAACATCAGCGGTACATTCTCTGCTTACCAATACTTGGTAAAAGGCAATAGCTCTTTTGAGCAAACCTTTAACTCAAGCCGTGATAATGGCACAACCTTCTTCACGCAGACTTTGAATTTGACGTTGACCAAACTTACGAAGGAGGACAACAAAGAATTGAAGTTGCTTGCTTATGGCCGCCCTTACGTTATCGTACAAGACTACAACGGCAACGCATTCCTTATGGGTATGAACAACGGTGCTGAAGTAACAGGTGGAACGATTGTAACTGGTGCTGCAATGGGTGACCTATCTGGTTACACTTTGACAATGGAGGGACAAGAGGTTATGCCTGCCAACTTCATCGCAGGTGCTACTACTGCCAATCCATTCGCAGGACTTGCAGGTGCTAACGACACGATTGTAGTGGGTTCAAACTCGTAACCTACCGCAAGGTAAAATAGTTGAAGGGGCGTAAGCCCCTTTTCTATTTTCAAACAAATCTGAATTAAAAGGTTATTTACTTAAGATGCATATCCTTCAAGTATCAGCCTCGCCACAAGCAATAGTAATCATACCGCGTGAGTTCCCTGCGAGTGTTACGATTGCGCTGATTGATGAATCAACAAATACCACCGCAACACCTGCGGTTACTGCTGCCTCTGCGAATGGTTTTATGACCCTTACAGGCACGTTCGTACTTGTCAACAATAGATTCTATGGGTTGAAGGTATTCGCATCGGGAAATCTAATATATCGGGACAGGGTCTTTGTAACTTCGCAAACAGACTACGAGAAATTTACGGTGAACCAAAACGTCTACACCGAAGAAACAAGCTACAACAATGAGTACATCATCATCTAAAGTCCACGTTGTGAACTTCAGTTCCTACACCACACCTGTCATTAAAGAGGTTCAGGGCAAGGACTATATTGAATACGGAGAGGACAATAACTACTTTGGGTATCTGATTGACAGGTACAACGGCTCACCTACCAACAACGCTATCCTCAACTCTTTGATGGATTTGACCTTTGGTAAGGGACTGGATGCAACGGATTCTGCCTCAAAGCCGAGCGAGTATGCTGCGATGCGTGGGTTGTTTACCAAGCCCTGCCTTCAGAAGATAGTCGCTGACTACGTTATGATGGGGCAATGTGCATTTCAAGTGGTGTACTCCGCAGACCACAATATGATTGTAGAGGTGCAGCACATTCCCATTGAGACATTGAGGGCTGCGAGGACAAACGATGAGGGGGATATTGATGCTTACTACTACGCCAAGAATTGGACAGACGTAGCCAGTAGAAAAGAAACGCCAGTGCGCATACCTGCGTTTGGAGCAAGCAAGGAAGGGTTAGAGATTCTTTACATAAAACCCTATCGCGCAGGCTTTTACGCGTACTCACCTGTGGATTATCAAGGCTCGTTGCCATATTCAGAGCTTGAGGAGGAAATCGCCAACTACCACATCAACAACGTACAGAACTCTTTAAGCCCATCACTTTTGATTAACTTCAATAATGGTGTACCGAGTGAAGAAGAGCGCAGGCAGATAGAGAATCAGATTGCTCAAAAGTATAGCGGCAGCTCAAACTCTGGTAAGTTCATCCTTGCCTTCAACGACAACAAAGACCTTGCAGCCACCATTGACACCGTTCAGCTATCGGATGCTGCTGCTCAATATCAGTTCTTATCTGATGAGGCCGCACAGAAGATAATGGTTTCGCATCGTATTGTAAGCCCTATGCTATTGGGCATCAAGGACAATTCAGGACTTGGCAACAATGCCGATGAACTGAAGACCGCCTCTATGCTTTTAGATAACCTTGTCATCCGACCCAAGCAGGAGATTATCCTTGACGGCATAGACCAAATCTTGGCCTACAACGACATCAGCCTCAACTTGTACTTCAAGACCCTTCAGCCTTTGGAGTTCACCGAAACGGAGATTCAAGATGCAGAGGTTATTGAGGAATCAACAGGCGTTAAAACAGAAGACATTGAGACCGTGCAAGTGAGCGAAGCAAACGAGGACTTAATCAAGAAGGATGCATCGTACAACGGAGCGCAGATTGCAAGCTCTTTGCAGATTATGCAGAGCGTAAAGGATGGCGTTCTAACGGTAGACCAAGCCATCACCTTCTTGGTGCAGATGCTTCAGTTTGACCCCGATGTAGCAAAGGCTCTTTTTGCAGGCAACTCCTCTGCTATCATCTCCCAGATGAAGGCGCAGAAGAAGGTCAAATTTGCAAAGAATGATGACCGCCCCTTCCTGCGTGATGAGCTTGCAGCAGAGTTACTGCTGAACATTGAGAGTCTTGGCGAAAGCGAAGAGGAGCTGATGAAGGACTTTGACCTAATCACCGCTGAGCTTGTTGAGGATGAGGGAGCAGAATACGATGTAGAGGCATACCTCAACTCACGCACCGACCTTGCAGCGCAACAAGAGAGCGAGCAAGATACGGAGCGTTACAAGGTGCGTTACTTCTACGCCATAGGAACTAAAAAAGACCCAGAGGGTGAAAGCCGTTTGCTATGCCGCACGTTGATAGGTGCCAAAAGAGTCTACCGCAAGGAGGATGTAGAGGCATTGAGTTCAAAGGGAGGAGCAGAAGCACAGGGTGAAAGGTATAGCGTATGGTTATTCAAAGGCGGTGCTAACTGCCACCATCGTTGGGAGCGTAGAATCTACCGCAAGAAGCTAACCAAAGAGGGCAAGATTTACGGGGGAGGCTCTTTGAACGGCACGGATATTATCAACGTGAACCAAGCCATTCGTATGGGATTCCGACCTATGCAGAATGACCCCCTCGTTGCTATCGCCCCTATTGAAACACCAACAAGAGGATATAAAAACTAAGATATGGCAACTGCATTATGGATTAAACGAGAGGACTTGGTTCGCAACACCGCGATTGGCGGTAACGTGGACACGGACAAGTTTATTCAGTTTATTAAAATCGCACAGGAGATACACATCCAAAACTATACTGGCACGAAGTTGTATGACAAGATAAGCGATGACATCATTGCAGGAACTCTTGCCAACCCTTACTTGGCGTTGGTCAACGACTACTTGCAGCCGATGCTTATCCATTGGGCAATGGTGGAGTACTTGCCTTTTGCTGCTTATACCATCGGCAACGGTGGGGTGTTCAAGCACAACTCCGAGAATAGCACTACCGCTGAAAAGATTGAGGTTGACTACTTGGTAGGCAAGGCTCGTGACTTGGCGCAGTATTATACGGATAGGTTCATCACTTATATGAGCTACAACCAAGCATCATTCCCTCAATATAATTCAAACAACAATGCAGATGTCTACCCCGACACCGATGCGAACTTTGCGAGCTGGGTTCTCTAAAAAGACCTACGAGCCGAAGAAGAGCAATATCATCAAGTTAAAGAGTTATTTAAAAGACAATGGCAAATAATATCAACTGGGGGCAAGTATATTGCTCATCCTACTTTGGCGATGAGGATTACAACACACGCACCTTAACGGGTGATGGTGTGCCTGCTTGCTTTGATAATGCCTTTACTTATGCTGAGAAGTATTCTATTCGTGTGTTGGCAGACGGTGGAACGGTAGAGGCATTTGCCTGCTTGGTGGATGCAATTGACAGACTAAACTACAACTGATTGTGAGCGATTTTGATGACGCAAGTCTTGTACTGATTCCTTCGGGATACAAGAATGGCAAGGTGTATTCTGTCAAGCCGACCGATGGTACTGGGGACTTAACCTTCACCCGTGCCTCAAGTGCTACCCGTGTGCAAAGTGACGGGCTTATAGAGAAGGTGCGGACGAATCTTGCTTTGTATAGCGAAGACCAAACCAACTGGACAGTTCAGAACCAAACAAACGTAACCGCTAACGCTGCCGCAAATCCCTTGAATGGTGCGGTAACGGCTGACAAGGTAATTCCGACCGTAGTAACTGATGACCACTATCGTGGCCTTACAATGGCTACAATGGTTGGGGAAATTACAGCAAGCATTTATGTGAAAGCAGACGGGTATAGTTTTTTTGACTTTGGCATTTTTAGCAATACCGCATCTAATTACCCCGTACGTGCTATTTTTAATTTGTCTACGCAAGCAATTACTTATGTAAATGGTTCGGTTGCTTCTATCACTTCGGTAGGTTCTGGATGGTATCGTGTTAGCATTACGGGTTCGGTAGCGAGTAGTTCTTCAATAGGTCTTTATCACCGAGTAAAAGCAAGTGCGACTACTGGCACTTATTCTGGTGATAATACAAGCGGTATGCTTTTGTGGGGTTGCCAGTTGGAGTCGGGAGTAATGACTGATTATATCGGCCCCACCACCACCGCAGCGGTATCAGTTGGCCCAGTGAGCGGTTTACCCCGTTTGGACTATTACGATAGCACTTGCCCCAAACTTCTCTTGGAGCCGCAGCGGACTAATTTAGCCTCATATTCGGAGCAGTTTAACAATGCTGCTTGGTCAACGCAGGAAATAAATGTTACGGCTAACGCAGCCATAGCACCCGATGGCACGCAGTCAGCGGATAATATCGTGCCAACTGCAATAAGTGGCACACACCAAATTTTTAGCGCTGCTTTAGTTTCCTCATCGCAATGCGCAATGAGTGTTTTTGCAAAAGCAAACGGGTACACCACGTTTCATATGCTTGATAGGGCAAGCGGTTCAAATGGCGCAGTATTTAATTTAGCGAACGGGACTGTTACAAACGCAGGAAGCGGCACTGGTGCAATTACCGCAATGGGGAACGGATGGTACCGATGCACTGCCGTTGCAAGCACTACGGGCGTTCGTTTTTACGTTCCAACCTCAGCAAGTAATTTTACTGGCGATGGTACAAGTGGTGTTCTTTTATGGGGTTGCCAAGTGGAAGCGGGAGCCTACGCCACCTCGTACATCCCCACGCTTGATGCATCAGTTACAAGGGTTGCGGATAGTTACACACGAAACAACATCTACACGAATGGCCTCATTTCGGCTTCTGGTGGTACTTGGTTTTTGGAATTAGCGGATAACGTAGTTCTTGCCCGTGATGCAAGTGGTTCCGAGTTTTACATTGGTGAGAGTGCTGCTTCGTCAGTTCAAGGTGGTGCTCGTTCAATTGCATTGAGAAATGTGGGCGGAGCTGGTAGCCGTTTAACTATTCAATATTGGAACGGTTCTGCTCTATCTAACTTATTTACTCCAACGTCTAATACTCCAAAAATTGCTATCAAGTTTAATGGCACAACTGCGGATATTTTTCAAAACGGAGTTAAGGTAGTCACTGGAGCGTCAGCCGCACTAACACTGGCATCAGTTCAACATTTTAATGCTTTGGCTGGCGTTTCTCGTAGATTAAGCCAAACGCTTTTATTTCCCACGTTATTAACCGATGCTCAATGCATTGAACTAACCACGATATGAATTTCAGAAAATACGAGTTCACGCCTACCCAATGGGCAACGGCTAAAGCAAAGATTGAGTTAACGGGTACCGACCCCGAAGGCGAAACGTACACCTATTGGAACCCCGAATTAGTTACTGCGGTAGTAGAACTCGGGCATCTTTGCACCCAATGGGGAACAGATGCCGAAGGCAACCAAGTTTGTGAGGTTACCTCGCCAAAGTACGCAGTTGACATTTTGTGGACTGCCGAACCAATGACAACTTCGTTTGCGTCTTATGTGGTATGGCCTGCACCTTGCGGAGTTCATATCTTTGCAGGATGGGAATCAGCATACGAATCAGAATACTGCGTTGCTAACCCCGATGCTTCTTATTGCCAAGAACCAAATAATAATTAAATATGGGAACAACACTTACGGGGACAACCCCACAGGACACATACGACAGCCTTATTAAGGTTACGGACAACGGGCCTCTAACGGGGTCACTAAAGACTTTGACTGACGGATTAGGCAACGATTCTTCTTTGTCTTTATCTACTTCTGCTGCATCTATCGCAGGAACTTTGGCAGTAAGCGGCAACGCTGCTTTTGATACGAATGTTTTATTTGTAGATGCAGCGAACAACCGAGTTGGTATTGGTACGGTAGTGCCCGATGTAAAATTATCAGTAATCGGGCCAAGTGGTGGTAATGCAATTTATTGGTCAGATTTGGCAAATAATTCGGGTTACTTGGGAATTAGAGGCGGAGCCGTTGCATCTGTTGGAGCAGATAACAATTTAGTATTTGAAACCGCATCAACCGAGCGTATGCGTGTAACAACAGATGCTTATGTTCGTTTATCAGCATCAACAGGCGGCATCCAATTCAACGGGGACACCGCAGCAGCCAACGCCCTTGATGACTACGAAGAAGGCACTTGGACTATGGGTGTATCGTTTGGCGGTGCGTCTGTTGGTGCGACTTATAGCCTCAACACGGGAAAATATACCAAGATAGGAAGGCAAGTAAACGTAACAGGTTATTTGACCTTAACAAGCAAAGGAAGCTCTACGGGTGCTGCAAAAATTACGGGATTGCCTTTTACGATTTTTAATGATTATGGAAATTATAGCGCGGTTACTCTGTGGTTTGATAAAGTAACTTTTACAAATCAATATCAAGGTAATGGCGCGATTAACAGTACAACTATTTCATTAGAAGAAACTACTATATTGGGTGTTGGAACACCCCTTACTAACGCTGACTTTGCAAACGATAGCGCAATAATTGTAAACTTTACCTACTTTATCTCTTAATAAATAAAACTAAACAAAATGATTGAAGAAGTAATCTACATCAGCGACTTTAACGTCAAACTTGACGGAACTATCGCAGTCCGCAAAACCACAGACGTTACCAAAGACGGAGCCGTTATCGCTTCATCTTATTGGCGCACCGTGCTTGCAGTTAACGACCCTGCTGCCGATGAGGTATTGGGAGTTGATGGCTACTACCGCACCCTTGCCAACGATGCTTGGGCAATGATTCCTGCACCCGTTGCAGAAGTTGTAGCCGAGTAAGTGGAACACCTACAACAACGGCTTGAGGCATTAAAGCAGCAAGAGGCGAATCTACTAATGCAATTAGATGAGGTTCGTGTACTGATTCAAGCCTACGAGAACACCCTAAACAAAGATGACAAAGGAGTCGGCTGATAGCGTAATTACGTCTTGGTCTTTAACGGGAGCAGGACTTCTCGTAAGCTACGCCCATCAAGCGTTGGGTTTAGCCGTACTTGTAACCTCACTTGCGTACACTCTTTGGAAGTGGCGAAGGGACTACAAGAGGGACAAAGGTGCTAATTGAGCGCATCTTCGGTAACCCGAAGACTACTCTACTTGGGCTGATAATCATCGGCCTTTGTTTTGTGCTTGTGTTTTACGAGAAGGCCACGCTCACGGAGGTGAGTGCGTTTATGATGGGTGCGTTTGCCCTTATGTTTTTAAAAGACCCTAAAGATGGCGAAGCAACAGGCGGTAAGTCAACGAATAAGTAAGAGCAAGAAGCGAGGCAAGCATTCCAAGAGTGCAAGCAGCAATAAGGCGAGTAAGAACTACTCAAAGCCCTACAAGTCACAGGGTCGTTAAAATGTGCATTAAGGCGCACTTTACCTGTTAATGTACGTTTTAATGTACATTATGACTACAAATTGTGCAATTAAAGGCACATTAAGCACTATGCAAAAAGTGCAAAGTGTAAACTCAAATGCGCATAATGTGTAAAACGTACAACTTTTGATATTAAAAACGTGACCAAGAACTTTACCCTCGCAGAACTGACTGCTACAAAAACAGGGCTTCCTAACGCTTTACCCAAGCACTTGGAACCCAACCTCCGTGCGCTTGCAGAAAACGTCTTACAACCCACGAGAGACGCATTAGGTGCGGTGAAAGTGACGAGTGCATACCGCAGCCCTGCGGTGAATAGCAAAGTAGGGGGAGCAAAGACATCGCAGCACGTTCAAGGCCAAGCAGCCGACCTCAAGTGCGAAGCAGGCAACGATGTTTTATTTCATTGGATAAAGGACAATTTAGACTTTGACCAACTCATTTGGGAATTTGGCTCTGATACTGCGCCATCGTGGGTTCACGTTAGTTACTCAAGTAGCAAGAACCGAAAACAAATCCTAAAAGCAGTAAAGCACAATGGCAAAAC